CTTGCAAGGAATATCAAGGCTTTTGCCTACATTAGGTGGCAGTATGTACATGGGTTCTGAAGCTCCCAAAGCCATTGAATATTTAATGAAGAAAGACAATGAAGAAGGTAAGATAATACCGTTTCCCAAAGCTACAGATAATAAGACCCCGGACCAAGAACCAGACAAAGATCCCGATATACCACCGTCAGGAATAGGTGAAGTATTAGATTTAATGGAAGAAAGAAAAAGCAAAGAGAAACCAAAAGGTAAATCTTTATTTGCAGAAACTTATGACGGTAAAATGATGGAAAATGTATTTAGGTATTTAACAACTTTAGGAGAAGATACGAGAGAAACTTTGTTAGGTGTTATGAACACGCCTATTGAGACCTTAGAAGAGATTTTAAAAAAAGCAGATCCTTATGTTTTGAGACCTAATAAAATATTAGATCTTAACCAAATACAAGAAATTTATGATAAAGAAACTAATCGACCATATGAAGGGGAAGGGTCTTTTGAAAATTATTTAATAAGTGTAGATAAAACTATAGATAATATAGAAAACAATTTAAATAAAATTGAAAATAAATATGGCGAAAAAATTACTGAAAAAGAAAGTTTTAAAGGGGTTAAAAGTGATTTAGAAGCTTTTAAAAATTCAAGAGAAGATGAATCTAGATTTAGGTCTTTAAAAAAAGATTTTAATTTTTATGTCAATAAAATGAGCGACGACTTACAAAAACTAGGTGAAGAATATGATGAAGGAGACAATTTAATTAAAACTGTTGCAGACTATTTTAAAGATTATAAATAAATTAATCCTTCTCTTTTCTACCGTGATGTAATTGATCGCCAATCGCGTAGATCATGACACAAAGAAACGCTAATAATAGCGTAATTAAGACTAAACAAGTTCCTACTA